GGTTTCTAGTCGCACTCGTTTGTATGGTGATTGTGTTCGCCTTGATGCTTCCATTGATTGGGAGCATTTACTACGACACGCTTGCCACACAGAAAGAAAGTAAGGCTCAGATCGAGAGGATGGAGCGACTCCGACAGCAATTAGAGCAAGACCGTAAAGATTTGGACAGAATGAAAAATGAGTCAAAATAAATTCTTGTGGTGCGTGATTGTTATATCCATTGCGGTGGTTCTGCTTTTGAGTGGATGTGAAATTGTTTAAGTTAAAATGCAAAATGCCAAACGGCGGGAACCGAATGGCATTTCTAACCAACACGATGAAGGAGCATCAAATGGCTGAGAAAATTTTATCACGAGATAGATTGTGCGAACTGCTAGAAGTTGACACAGAAAATGGCATTTTTACTTGGCGGCACACAATGGGTGGTAGGGCCAAGAAAGGCCAACAAGCTGGCGTAGTTGGCGTGAATGGATATGTGGCTATTTGCGTTGACCAAAAAGACTATTTGGCTCATCGGTTAATGTGGCTCTATGTTTATGGCTCTATTCCATCATTGCAAGTAGATCATATAGATAGGAACAGAACCAACAACAAACCTATTAATTTACGCCTTGCCACACAAAAGCAAAATAGTGAAAATATGTTTCGGTTAAAAACAAATACGACCGGATACCGTGGTGTGCATTTTAATAAAAAAGCAAAAACCAATCCTTGGCAATCCCACATAACGCATAACTATAAAAAAATTCATTTAGGAAATTACTCAACAATTGAGCAAGCTGTCGAAGCAAGGAAATCAGCGGAACATCTTTACTTTACCCACCATCAAGCAATATGAAAACAATTAAATATTTTGCAATTCTTGTTTTTTTTCTTGTTGGCTGTCAAGACACTTATAGATATGTTTGTCAGAACCCCGACAAGTTCGATCTTCCCGAATGCCAAAAGCCAAAGTGCTTATTTACGCAGACTTGTCCGGAGTATCTAGTCGCACCTATCTTGACAAACAAGATTGAACCGCCCAAAGTTGAAAAGGCCGATGATGACAAAAAGTAAATACACACCCGAAGATTTAGAAGTCCGGATATGGGGCTTTGTGGTCGTGATGATTACCATCATTCTTTTCGGAATCGTCTTTGCACTGCTCTACTCGGTGACTTTTGTTGTCCAACCGATCAAGAGCATGGCCCCGATAGATCAAGCCTACACAAAGATGCTGAACGACATTGTTCTTCTCATTGTTGGCGGTATCGGTGGCATCGTTGGTAAACGGGCTGTGGGGTCGGTAACTAACGCGGTAAGCCCAACGCCTCCCGCTACAGTTACTGCGCCTTCTAGCCCTACTACCGGAGCTTCTAGCCCTACTACCGCACCTCTTACTACCGGAGCTTTGCCCGTGTGGGTCAATCCTCCTTTGGATGAAAGCTGGACTCCCCCACCTCCCCCCACTACCCCACCCCAACATTTAGAAGCTGACTCAGTGCGTGAAGAAATCGCTGCTGCTCGGCATGAGGTGAAGAATGGTTAATCCCTATTTCATCATTGGGGCGATGATTGCTGTGGGCGGTGCTTACGGCTACGGGCATCATGTTGGATGGGGTGACCGTGACGCTGAAATGCAAGTCGAGATTGCCAAAAAGAACGATGAAGCAAGAGAAAAAGAACGCGAACTTGCCCAACAATTGAACGAACAATCAACCAAATTATCGGAGGCCAATAATGTCATCAATCAAAAGCAGTCTAGTCTTGATCGCGCTATTCGTGATGGTCGGTTGCGCCTCCCGTCCACAAGTTGCGTACAAGCCCCCACAAATGCCCCCACTCCCACCGGAGATAGCCCAAAAGAGAGAAGTGAACCTAACCGACCGGTTTATGAAACTTCTGACTCCGACAGAGCAACACTCGCAGCCATTGCCGAAATCATCGCCCAAGGCGACAGAAACACCGCGCAACTAAATTCATGTGTGGACGCATACAACACTGTACGCAATCAACTTAATGGTGTGCAGTAGGATGGTAAATCTTTTTGGCATCAAGATATGCGATCTGTGCAAGTTCTGCTGTTTTAAATCTGCCAAGATTTTTTTGTTTTCCATCAAATCCTATATGCGCTTGCCACAACAATGTGTCTTTAATACGAGACACGCCAATATAAGGATTGTTGCCACCCGTTTTGTGTCGGTTTCTCAAATTTTCAGATGCAGAAACATCACGCAAATTATTTATGCGGTTATCAAGTTTTTTACCATTTATATGGTCAATTTGATTAGTAGGCCATACTCCATAGGTATAAAACCATGCAAGTCTATGCGCCAAGAGTTTTTTGCCTTTAATGGTGATATGCAAGTATCCAGTACTCATAACAGTACCGGCAATAGAACCGGATGGAACTTTGCTGTTTACTCTAACAAGCCAAGTAAACTTTCCGGTTTGCGGGTCATAACAAAGGCGAGTTTTCAAACTTGTAAAATCTATTTTGCTCATGCTGTTGCACCTTCATGCAGTGGTATGGGAAGTGACGGCTCGGTGTTGACGCATCGGGCCGTTGCGAAATTATAGGAGTTTTCCAATGATTACGGCTATGCAATTACAAAAACTTCATATTGGTTCTGAATGGGTAGACCCAATTAACGAAACTTTTGAAAAATTTAAAATTGAAACCCGCAGACAACAAGCCGCATTTATTGCACAGTGCCAACATGAAAGTGGAAATTTCAAACTGCTATCTGAAAACCTCAATTACCGTGCCGAGACGCTGATGAAGTTGTGGCCTAAGCGGTTTCCCACTTTGGACTTTGCCAATCAGTACGCACGAAACCCTAAGAAGATCGCCAATATGGTCTACAGCGGTCGCATGGGCAACAGAGATGAGGCTAGCGGTGACGGGTATCGGTTTCGCGGTAGAGGCTGTATCCAGCTAACCGGACACGCTAACTACTTCCATGCCGGACAAGCGTTAGGAGTAGATTTCGTGATGGAACCCGATCTAGTCGCCACTCCGAAATACGCCGCACTCACTGCCGGATGGTTTTGGTCTACGCACGATTGCAACCGTCTCTCGGAAGATGCAAATTGGGTTGCTCTCACGAAAAAAATCAACGGCGGCGTGATAGGGCTTGACGATAGGATTAACCATACCAATCAAGCCTTATCGGTCTTGTGACGCTTGACCATTCTGAGGACATTCTCATGTGAGATAAAGCGATGCCCGTTGTAGCACTCCCTTCGTCTGACAAGCATATTTTCCTCAGTTTTGGTGTGTTGAACAAACGAGATTGCTTTGCACTCCGGACACTTCATGCCGGAATTATTCGTACTCTTAGGATTCATTGAGGGCAAGCCAAACCATAAAACAGATAAAAAGAACAGCTAGAGCGATTCCTAAGAACCCCAAAGCAAAGATAGTGAAGATCGTCTCGATCACATTACCCCCCGCATTTCCCAACCCAACAAAAAGTAATTCCATCGGGTAGTCATGTTCTGATTGGTGAACTTCTCACCGTCCCACTCAAGTTCTGATTCAGCATAACCTTTGCCCGTCATGAGGGCTATGAATACTTTTCGTGCTTTCATGGTTTCCAATCCTCATACCAACCATCCACATACATTTCATGAAATCCCCATGCAAATAGCCATGTCCAACTAAGTGCAGAATCACGGGGATAGTTAATCTTTGCCATCATGAGACAAAGTTCTTTGCTCGGAGGTGGGGCTTTCATTCTTCCCTCGCTTTCAGCATTGCATCAGCCCACTTGTATGCTTCTTTTGCAAGAGAACACATTGTGTCGGGAAATGAAAAATCACCATCTGCAAAGCATTCTTGTTCAAGTTCATAGGCTTGCGCCATAATTTCTTTCATAGCTTTTGCAGCAAAGTAATCCCGCATGGTCATGCCATATGCGTTTTGCAAACCTGCTACCAAAGCCATGCCATGCGACACGGGAAATGCTGGTGGGTTCTTCATTTCTTCATTCCTCTTACATAAGCAGTAAACGATTGAATGGTGTCTTTGCCAAACGCCAATGAGCATTTCTCAATGTGTTGGGCGACTTCTTCAATCACTTCGTTTCGCGCATTGTTTTCAGCGTATCGGATTATTTGGTGTTTGCGCGACCCTTGAAGTCCCCAATCGCCTTGTCTGCGACTGAGTTCTTCAAACGCTTCATCTTCCGGACTCAAAACCCAATGTCCTCATCGTTATCTGCGGGTAAGCCTTTATGCTCTTTGGGCTTTGGGTCGTTCATGTATGCCCAACCGTCCCACCCCGCATAGATAGGCATTACATCGAGTTTCAGCATAGGGCCATTCTTTGTGTCAATGACTGACCCAATGCGGATGTATCGTTTCTTTTCTTCGCCCTTTGCGTTGGTGTACGAACCCGCAACGACTGTGATTTCTTTAAGCAGTGCCATTTTTTTCTTTCATTAAAAGTTCAAGTTTTGTGTCAAGATCAGCGAGAAACTTCACCACTTCGGCATCCATTTCACTGATTAGCTTCTCGTCTCTCTCGACTCGTTTGGTGAACATTTCCAACCCTTTTAGTCGCGGGTCAAAGGAAACGAAATCACACCATTCTTTACCGGTACATCTAAGCTGAAACTGAATTTGCTTGATGTACTTTGAGGGCACTGTTTTGGACAATAGAGTATCAATGTGGGTGGAAGTGTTGGGACACTTGATTTCGATGATTCCATTGCCCACAATCCCATCGGGTGAGGCTCCAGCCATTTCAATGTCCGGATGACTGATAAACCCCACTTGCTCAACCAATACAGAATTGACCATCTCGTAGTGTGCTCGGGCAAGCGGCTCGGTCTCTGTACCCCACTGCATAGCCGAGTTAGTGAAGGAATCAGCTTTCTCGCCCGTCAACCGTTCGCAAATGAGTTGGGCCATGTAATCGTCACGTGACGCACCATAACCACCCGTCTTTAGCTTTGCCATCACATCGGAGACGCGAGATGCGGTTACCTTGCCCAAACGGGCGGCAAACCATTCCGGTGTACCTTGTTCCATTACAGACTCGCTTTCTTCAAGTCTTTGGCAACGATGATGGCATTCTTAGCTGCGGCATCATGTCCGGCAACCTTAATGGCCTCAAAGTAAGCTGCCTTCAATTCTTCCTCTGTGGTGGCGGCATCAATGGAAGCGATTAGAGGGGCAATAAGGACGGTCTTTGACGCGACTGCATGGGTATGGGCATCTGCATCGTTGTCGGCCTCTGTGGGGATGCTAAAGGCTTGAAAGGCTGCATACTTGTACGCTGCTGACATAGCTTTGTTGGTGGCTTTGTCTCCGCTGTCCATTGCTTCGCCAAAGGTTTTGACGGTGTGCTTTGACCCGTCATCTGCTGAGACAAAATCAAACTCAACCTCAACAGTCACATAGAACAGTGCGCCACCCGACTTGCTTGCTCGTTCAACACATTCACGGGTAAGAACACGGGGCAGAATGCAAAGGCTGTGCTTTGCCAATAGGGGCGCAATGGCGTTATACACATCATCAATGCCCCTAAAGTTATATCCGCTGCCCTGCATATTCCTACGGTCTTTTGTGATGCCAACAGATGACAATTCTGATTGAACAGCGTTAATGGCTTTGTAAACTTTCATTTTGATTCCTTTGCAATGAGTTCAGTTTGTAGGGTTTTGATTTCGTCACGGGCGTTATCAATGTGGTTGACCAATACACGAATGTGGCCTTCCAACATTTGGATGCGGTACAGCAGCTTTGCGATTTGATCGGTATCGCCTTCGCGGTACAAAGTCTCTGAGGTTTGTTTGACAGAGTTGATGATGTAATCAGCGTCCATTAGGGTCTCCAAATAAAACAGTCAAGAGCAAGCACGATAAGCCCGATGAGGCTCACCACACGCACTACCTTATCGGCTAGTGTCAATTGCGCTACATGAATCTCAATGCAAGCCCCGTTCTCCATTGAGTTGGGGAATGCTTCGTTGAATGTGCGGGGGAATTTGGTTCTGTTACGCATGGAAGTCCTCCAACATGGCGATATGGTGTTTCTTGATCTGTGCATAGATTGATGCTTGATCTGCGGCAGTCAGTTCATAGGTGACTTCGGTTCCGGCAGGTTCATCTTCAAACGCCTCAACTGTGTAAGCGAACCAATCGTAGGTTTCTGAAAGGCCAACAGAATCATCGGACTCAAAGTAGTCGTACTCAACCGTGAGATAACCGTAGTCGATGGAGTGGACTTCGGTGGTGTAGGTTAGATTTCTCATGTGTTTCCTTTTAATTCTGAGAAAAATCGTACTCAAGACGCTCAGAGAAAGATGGGTTCCAACCATTTTCAAAAGCGTCAGATTGCGCCCAACGCATAACCCATTCATGCGCGGTGAGGTTGCGTGTGTCTTTAATTTCCCATTCATTTGCGTCAGCAGTAAATTCAATGATTTCTGCTGGTGACAAGTCAATGTCATACTTTGCATAAATTGCTTGGGTTTCGATTGCTGTAATCATCTTGATACTTTCTAAAAGACCCTATGCGTTGTGCTTGGGAATGAATATACTGTATCACTACATTTAGCAATTATTATTAGGACTTTCCCTAATGTGCAAAAATACAACATCTAGCACAATGAATCATGTTTCCTCATTGCTTCCCATCTGAAAAGCAGTATCGTGAATGGGTCGGCTACGCCAAAATCGTAGCTGAACCCGTCCATATCTGTGAGGACTGCACAAAGGATTTTCAGAGGGAAATGCTGCTTGAAGAACGGTGCAAACCCTCACCAAAGTGGTGGATTGGAAAAAAAGAAGTTGACACGCCATAAAAGATTGTGCGTATAATCGAAACCGTCTAGAGTGGCATCTAGGCGATGAAGCTGATCTAAACCCCGCAGGGTACTGTGTGGTCTTGTCGTACGGCAAGCGAGTCTTTTGATTAGCTTCAATCGCCTTGCTGTTGCTCTCGCCAAGAGCCAAGACCACAGAGCATCTTGCGGGGTTTTTGCTTTTGGACAACACAATGCGGTGCTGTCGATGGTTGTGTTTGAGATACCCTGCTACACGAGCAAACCAAAGCAGGGGGCGTGGGCGAACCTTAGAGCGCGGTGGTTGAAATAGTCTGAGGTAGTGCGATGCGATGACATGGCTCCGAAAAGCAAGTCACGGCACAGAGCGAACTTTGTTTATGAACACGGTAAGGCTGTGCTTTGCTCCAACAATCACCAAAAAGCAATTGACTACAGGGGATAAAGATGAGGCAATGCAAGTGTGGTGGGGTAATCAGACAGCATGAGTTGACGGGCAACAGAGAGGCATGGACTTGCAACGAATGTGGTAGGTATGAAATCATCAAAGAGGAAAAAAAATGGACTTATTCGAAACGGGATTCGACAGATTTTGGTCAGCATGGCCTAAAAGCCCCCGCAAGGGTGGCAAGTCAGAGTGCTTGAAGAAATGGCAAAAGTTCTACTGTGAGACTTGCGCCGATCAAATCATTAAGCATCTTGAGTGGATGAAAACCACTGACCAATGGCGCAAAGATAACGGGGCATTCATTCCCGCACCTTTGGTCTACCTCAATCAACAAAGATGGGACGGGGCAGAGATACCCGACACAGCACCCAAAGCAGACCCCGCACTAGAGAAGATCAAAGCCGACATAGAAAAGGCTGCACCAATGCCAAGCCACATCCGCGAAAGGCTTGCTCAACTGAGGTTTGGGAAATGAAGGTTATTCCAATTAAGCCATTTGAAGCAGAACCTTGGATTCTGCAAAAACACTACGCCAAGCGGATGCCGCAAATAATTCACGCTTTTGGTTTGTACGACACAAGGCTAGTTGGCATCGTGACCTATGGTTTGCCAGCTAGTCCTTTTCTGTGCATGGGTGTTTGTGGGCCGGAAAACAAAGACATTGTTTTGGAATTAAACCGCCTTTGCATTGAAGATGGATTGAAAAATGCCGCATCTATGCTTGTCGGTCAAAGTTTGCAAATGTTGCCAAAGCCAAGCATTGTGGTTTCGTATGCCGACACAGCAATGAACCATGTTGGTTATATTTATCAAGCTACCAATTTTTTGTTTACTGGAACAACAAAAGAGCGCACTGATATGGCGGGAGAAGATGGCAAGCATTCACGCCATAATTTTGGTGATTCTGAAAACAGAATAAATAGAAGTTCAAAGCACAGATATATTTATTTTGTTGGCAACAAAAAACAAAAACAAGTTTTAAAGAATCAATTGCGTTATGAAGTTCAAACATACCCCAAAGGTTTGTCTGAAAAATATGATGCGGGAAAAACTGTACAAACTCAAAACTTATTATTTGTATGACCAAAGAACAAGCACACGCACTACTCAACTTCGTCAAGTTGGGGTTTGCAATCCCCACATGGCGAATCAACAAAGCATTGACCATCACGGGGGATTTGAATGCTCAACGAGTTAGCCGACCACTATGCCAAACTTGCGATGACGAAGGGCTGGACAGAGTACACACGCCATCGGGTGAAGGAACTACGCGATTCGAACGATATGTGGAAAGAATTACCCCGTATGGTGAAGGAGCGCATTGATGGACATAAAAACGCCGAGAGGACGCGAATCGCTGAAAGCGGAACACCGAGCGATGGAGATATTCGCTAAACACTTTCCGGATTACGAGTATTGCGAAACACCAAAAGACAAACCCGCAGACATTGACGCATTCTTGATTAAACAAAATCAAATCATGCGGGTGGTCGAAACCAAATGCAGAGACATGACCATTGAAGAATTTATCGGACGATATAACTATCAATGGTTAGTGACATTCGATAAATTGGAAAAGGGAAAGCAAATCGCAAAAGCATTATGTGTACCGTTCACCGGATTTTTATATCTGAATCAATCTCAGATTTTGCTTGTTCAACAAATATCAAATCACATCGGTTATGTGCCGGAGATCACAATATTCCAAACCGCAACACAGAAAAATATAAATGGCGGTCAGATAATCCGATCTAACGCATATATCGACATGAGCAACGCGACACAATTAAAATGATTCAAATCCATTTCACTGTCCCACAAGTCGCCGGAAAGGGTAGACCCCGCTTTGCCCGACAAGGAACCTTCGTCAAAACTTACACCGATTCCAAGACTTTGGGCTACGAGAAGTCAATCCAAACCTATGCCAAGCAAGCGATGGGGTCTACAAGCCCTTTAAACGGGGCTGTAGCGGCTTATTTGCACATCCGAATACCCATACCGCCATCGTACTCAAAAACGCGCCAAAAGGCTTGTATTGAAGGAACCGAACGACCGACCAAAAAGCCCGACATTGACAACATCGTCAAAGCGGTATTGGATGGCATGAATGGCATCGTGTATCTTGATGACAAACAAGTGGTGGATTTAAATTTAACAAAGGTTTATTCCGCAACAGAGGGAATAGATATTATGGTGAGAGAAATATGAACTACACTTTATATAACCCCCAACAAGGACACGCAGTATTAAAAGACTTGTGGCCTCAGATCAAAGCCACATTGATGGCGGGACAGAAATTAAGGATTGAGGTCAAACAATCTCGGCGCAGTGCAGAACAGAACGATATGTTTCACGGGATTATTCACAAGATATATATTGCGATGAAGGCTGTGGGTTCTAAATG